ATTTGTGTGGACACCTACCATGCAAATTGGCAGTGGATGTAAAGTCCACCTTAAAGCTGACGAACTACCGTCAGGCCGTTTAGTTTGCAATGTGTCAAATCACCAAGTCGCTGTGATCGACGGTGTTATCAATGACACCTACGATTGCTCAAGAGGTGGCAAACGCTGCGTCTATGGTTATTGGAAAGCAAAATAATTATTCTTAATATAATTTATATTTATGCTTTACATAGCCTAAAATGTATGCTATTCTTTACACATAGGAAATAAGGAGAAACACAAATGACAATGACAGAAATGCTTCAAGCAACATTTAAACGCCGTGAGCGGCTACAAGCTGAAACACCTGAACACCCAATTTGGTGTTGCGGCAAAACATTTGAAATAGATGGCGTGGGAAAAGTATGGTGCGGCATTCAGATGGCGCAGGGCCATTCAACTTTTATGCGCCGACACTTTCGCCGCAATTGGGAACTTAACGGCAAGCGGATCGCCGCAGCTAAATTGCAAAAAATGGTAGGGGCATAACTAATGAGTTACAACTGCCCAAAGTGCCGCGATACAAAGCGGCACATATACACTCGCCGCGCAGACGCTTGTAGCGATGAGGTGACAGTATACGAGCGCTGTGAATGCGATACCAGTATGTCGGATTACGAACTGCAAGACATCAAAGGCAAGCTGAACAGCCAAGTAATCTACAATGATGAAGAACAAAACGCAGCTTTGCTAGAGAAGTTGTTTATAGGTAAATGCCAAAAGACCAAGATCAGGTTAGCGGCACAATATGGGATTTACGCTTATGAAAATTGATGGACAAGACTGGGCGATCTTTGGTTTAGTGGTCGTTATGGCGACTGTGTTTGTAATAGGTATTAGCGCAGGATGGTGGGGATGATTGAGTTCTTCACCATCCTCTTCATTGACTATGAAGCGCCAGAATATGGCATGGCTCCAATGGCAAGCGTAGTCTTTGCCACGGAAGATCATTGTTATGAAGCGATGACTGAGGGGTTAGCTGATCCTCTCTATAATCATCTTATGGGCTTATATGGTAACGATATAATGATGTTTTGCCATGTGACCGACCAAGTTTCAAAACTAATCAGACCAAGGGCAAGACCATGACCAACAAATGTATGTACTGCGAAAACGACGCGCTAATAATTCACAACAACCATGAGTTTTTTTGCGGTCAATGCTGGATGAGAAAGGAGTATGACGATGCACAATCTTACACAAGCAGATCACGCACTTTTACGTCATCTGAAGCAGGAGGAAGAACGCTGTCTGGACGCATACCTTCGCACAGGTACAAGACATCCTAACGTTCATCAAGACCTTGATAGAGCAAGAAAAGAATTAAGAGACTTTGTGAGAAGTCTAAGACAAGAAGGAAAAAAAATATGATGACTGAAGAAAGCCTCTTGGCTAATATAAACAGCATGAAAAGGGATGCTGCTTTATGCAACAAAAAGGCAGGATTTGGAGTCGTGCCATTTTCAAAATATCAGTCGGCACAAAAACACAACTTTCCAAAACATAAATTCAAACCAAAAGAAACTTGGGAAAAAATGCACGAAAGGCATAGATTAGAAATATTAGATATAATTATTGCGATGAACCAAGCGGGATACAGTCAGACAGAAGCAGCAAGAGAGTTAGAGATGTCTGCTCGTCATTTAAACAACTACGTCATCCGTAATAAAATAAACTGGTTAGTAAAAAAAAGGTAATTCGTGAGAAACAGGGGGTGAATGCAACGTCACAACGCACAAATAGTGGAGCAGTGGCACTATAGAAAAGCGATTTTTCCCTGTTTCCCAATTTAAATAGACCAGATCATAAAACGCTCTGCAAGCGTAAATTTAGTCTTTTTCAAAGTGAGGCATATCTACAAACGGAGTCCGCCCCTGATCTACTCTGAGCTTCACATAATCATTGTGCGCATCTAATAGGGTTCCATCCCAATCTAAGATGTTGTCAATATGCCAAGCGCCACCCCACTTTAGTTGCTTTAAACCAAGTTCTTTTGCTGTTTTTACGATTGCATCGCCTACATCGTCATAGAATTTTAGTTCCCAGCAAACTCTAGGCCCAAGAAACACCATAAAATCAAAGGCCTTGCCCTCAAGATGTTTGCTTTTCATGGTCTTTGACGCACCACTTTCTTTTAGTTTTCGCTGCTCTTCTATTGTCCTGAGACCACCAAGATGAGGTATGCCGAAGTCATATGGTGTTTCATGGATTGCACGACACACAAGCGCGTGAAGTTCTTCGTCGATACCTTCAATTCTATCAAGGCTCCGTTTACTTAGCTTAAAACTCATGGTTTCACTTTCATGTATTTGCTGACTGCACGATTACCAAACCAGAATGACATGATGGCAGCAAACAATCCAGCCGTAGCGTCATCCCATATCAATGACAAGGCGCGCCCCATGTCATGTCCAACATTAAGCAATGCCAACAGCGCAGTTACTTTAATGGCAACGAAAAGGCCAAAAAAACAATAAGTAATGACAGGGCGGACAGAACCTCGAAGTGCGTTAATAAAACCTCCAGCATCAATGCTATCATGCCTATACAGCCCCTCTGTTTCTTTAATGTCAGCCTCTTTATCCATTATACTTAGTTTGAGTTCAGCACGCTTAGACATTAAATCCATCTCAAGCTGCGCCCTTTCAAGCTCATGCTTGTGTTCTTGGTTGGCTCTAAAGTAATTTAACACTTCTGGCAAAAAAGAAGTTCCAAATCCTAACAAGCTACCTAAGAGCGTAATCATTTTGAAACTCCAGTCTTTTTACCGTTCATGGCTGTAAATCCAAAATACGCTGCACATAAGCCACTAACACTTACAATATAGATACTAGCAATATCTGTTATCAATCCTGCGGCAGCATCAAAACCAAAAATGGAACAAGCTAATATTACAACTGGATATAAAACCATGCCACTCAAAGCAAACCAAGTCATGTGCCGTTGACTATCGCGTTTCTTATCCTCATCAACCATTTGGCGGCGATGATCTTCTAGTTTTAACTTATCCCATTCATCTCTATTTATATTGCCATTTTTGTCTAAATCAGCTTTTTCAAACTCAGTCACAATGTTAATTCCTATCTTGCTAACCAAACAAATCCTATAAGACCGCCAGTTAAAACAATAAACAAAGCAATGCCCGCTGTCCACTCCATGATCGTCTGCTTGATTTCCATGCGTCTAAATTCGTGTTCGCGCTTCTGCTTTCTAATATCAGCCTCTATTCTTAAAAACTCCTGCCAGTGACTTGGCCCTAGAATTGCTGGATGCGATATTATTTCACGTAACTCATCGCGCATTTGTTTTGCTTTTTTGCGAGCTAAAAAAACCTCCATAGCTTGCGCTTGTACGCCGCCACCTAGCGCTTTATACCACGGAGGTTTTTCTACCATTTTCTCGGCTTGGTCGATTTCTGCCATACAGCCAGCCCACTGCTGTAACTGTTGGCCCATATCTTGTAAATCACGTCCAACTTGGACGCCCTTTTTCATAAAATTAAAAGCTGCTGTGGCACCTGCAATCGCAGTCACTGGGTCTATCATGTATCATAAAACCTCACTGGACAGATGTAATCTGGCGGCATCGTGTAGACTTTATCATACCACACATGATAGGGCCTGTCATATCCACAATCATATGCACAGACCTTATATAACCCGAAATTAAAGGCATGGCCCCAAAAAATAGCGACCAAAACGCACACTACTTTTTTAAGTTTCGGATTTCATCATATAATTGTTTTTGATCTGCTCTTACCTCTTGCAGAACTAAATTCATTGTTTCTAATTGAGTTTCTAAAACTTGTATCTTCGTCTGATTGGTAAATATCATCTTCAAAACAGCATAAAGCCCCGCCAAAACAGCGAGACAAAACGCTACTACTGGACTTATTATAGCATCAGACAATTTCATTAACCTGCATCGTCAGTTTTTTCTAGGTTTGATTTTAACATATCAAGAAATGCTTGGCGACCTACCTTTAGTTGAATAAGATTAAATTCTGTCGATGCAATCTTATTGTCTAATGAGCCTATGTGATTAATACACACTTTAGCCTCGTCAGATAGTTGACTTTCTGTGTATTCGACATTATCAATAACGACCTTTTTTTCTTCAGTCACCTTGATCTCCTTTAGTTTGCCTTAAGCGGCCCAAGGCGTTCCGCTCATAGTTGGTGGGTTTTTAAGATTATCTATACCTTTTTCTAGATTAGCTTCAGTGGCATCCTTGTCTATCTGTCCCTGTACCCAAGCAATACAGTTTGCTTCTGTGACACTATCGTAAGCTATAAAGCCACTATCTGATGGGTCAGGTATATGGCTAGTTGTGCCATACGAGCTTATGCTATGCTCACCATCTACGGCTGTGCAACGCCAGTGCAGCACCTGTATACCTTTTGAACCACTTGTAGTTTCATATTCGGTTTGATTGATGGTCCATGTGTATGTGATGGCCATTTTATGCTCCTTCTAGATTTGTCACCTTATTCTCATTACACTCCAATCAATATTTGCACCTCCAAATATTGACTGTGTTACTTGAAGATTTAAACTACTCATTGATAAAACAACTCTGCTTCCAGCCACCAAAGTTGTAAGTCTTGTAGCTGTATTGTTTATATGAAGAATAGCTGTGGTGTTATCCTCAATATTGCCTGTTCCACTCGCAAAGACAGAAATAAGAAAATTTCCTTGGTTACTAGCAAAACTATGTAAAGTCGTTGCAACACCTGTACTTGCAACAGTAGTTCTTCCATTTGCAGTAGTAAAATGACCTGCCGTTACTTTTACAAAATTAGTTGTAGCACCACCACTAGAGGTTGAGCCTATTTGCACATCACCACTGCTGTCGACTTGCATACGAGCAGTATTATCAGTAGCAAAAACCACTGGTTTTGAACCACGAGTACCAATCTCAAGAGCATTTACACCAAAACCTTCAATGCGCGCCGAATAAGCAGAACCAGACCAACCAGTAAAATTACCTGCAGTATAAATATATAGATTTTCAGAAGAACTTGTTGTACGCGTGACTTGTATTCCATTTATCCCTGCCCCATTTGAGGCTGGAGCAGCACTATTGTCACCTAGAACAGTAAGTCGTGAGGGTGGGCTGTTATCTGCAATCCCCACGTTTCCGCTGCTGTTGATGGTCATGGCTAAACTGTCAGCATTGCCACCACCGCCACCAGTTTGAAATCTTAATTCTCCTGTTCCAGCAGATGCACCATAGGACCTCAGCCGTGTAATGTTACTATTATATTCTAAAACACCTCTGTTAGTTTGATGTGCTACTATCTGATTACTTACTTTTATTGCACAATTGAAGTC